AAGCTTCCTCCCAAAAAAATAGAGGAGGCCATTTTAGTAGTACATTTTTCGCAAATACCTAATACTTTATTTTTAGAATTATTTGCTAGCATTTCAGTTGCTTTATGTAAGAACATAAATTTGTTTTGAGACCATCTATTACTTTCACTTCTCATATTAAGAAGATCAGTAGAAGTAACTTTTCTCCAATCGCTTATTAAGTACGGAAGTATTTTATCTATGGATTTATCTTCAGTGTATCCTCTTCTTTTGCAAATATTTTTATATTCATTCATTAGTCTAGTTGAACCAATGGTTGGCATATAAAGCCTAATTGTTTCTCCTAATTTTTCTGAATTAACTACAAAACATTTTTCTTCATTAGAATAAAATTCCATTAACTCTTCTGGAAAATCAAAACCTTGAAGATTAGTATCACTTACTGGGATAGAATTAACGTGTCCACATTTTTTATTATGACACTTTATATTGGCTTTTAAAGTATTTTCATTATTTGGAAAGGTAAGCCTATGTATTTTAAATAAGATTTGATATTTGTCAATCTCAAGTATATCATTAGAACTAAGGTTTTTACCAGAACCTTTTGCATTTAACATACAACATGAGTCTGTAATAAAAGCTATTTTATCTGATACATCAATTGGATCATATTCATCTATAGTAGACCAGTGCCTAATCTCTTTAGTCTTAGCTGACTTAATTAAGATTTCAATGTTATTTTCATATAACATACCTCTAGAAGGAAGTGTATTTAAGGCAGCTAATTTCCAACCGGATTCATTAGCCATTGTATCAACGGTAGATGAAATAGAAGCTTTACCTAGACTAGTGACTTTTTTAGGAGCATCTTCAGCTTCAATAGGCGTTTCTTCTTGATTATACTCCAGTTCACTATTTGATTCTAAGTTATCTAATGCTTTTTTCATTAAATCATCATTATTACTCATATGTGAATTTGTATTTTTTATTATCTATAAGATTATTATACAATGAGCAATAATAAAGTTTTTGCTAGCGAGCGAGTAAAATTTAAGAATTAGCTATAAAAGATTCAAAGTCAGGTATTAGTCTAGAACTCTTTGGAGTGTATGTTGAACTTTCCATTATTCTCTCCATTGTTCCTGGATAAACTTCAGTTATTTTCATAGTTGATGGATCTTTAATAAAAGCTCTTATTTGTTGATTACTGTAATCTACTTTTATTTTATCGAATCTACCAACTACTTGGGTTCCATCATCATCCTCTTCTGTCAACATGGAGTTCATTTCTATTCCTCTAATCCTATCTCCTGGTTTAAACATATTATTAATAGTATTTACATATTGTCTAAACTCAGTTACTCCAACGTCTGCGTTTCTAGATAAATCACTAAGTGGAAGTATTTTAATAGAGATACCTGGAGTAAATTGACTTCTACCCATTACGAAATTAAAGTCTCCTTTTTCTCCATAGAAAGGAAGCCCTCTTGTGAAATCCTTATGCTGAGCATAAGTCATCACTATGTTATTTTCGTATATAAAGTCCATTAGTAAGTTAAAGGCATTGATTTTTTCTTGCAACCTATTATGCTATAATCTCCACCAGGGGCAACAACATTTCCTACAGCGTCTGTGAATTCAAATTTATTTAAGTAGATATCTAATACGGAATTACCTAAAGGATCTGATGCAAAGTATCTTACTGGAAATATCACCGCTTCATTTCCAATATTACTAATTCCCCATATTTTTATATGAGTAGCCGTAACATTACTAAGATCTGCAAAAATCATTTTATAGACAGGAGAATAAGTCTGCCCATGTTGTTCTGTAGAACCTATTTGCCAGTATCCAAGTGAAGTACTCTGACCTCTTCGGTCTGTGTTAATAAAAGTTGGGATATAATCTACATCATTACCACCAGAACTAAAATGTTCTAATTGTATTAATTCGGTTGCGCTGTCTAATGATACCATTTAAGTAATATTATTTTTTATAAAGTACTAGATTTAGTGTAAAGTATTAAAGCATCTACTTTAAAACTATATTTAGTACTTGGGTTGCTTATAACTATTTTATTTATAAATTCAGAAGGATCATCTACAACTGGATTAGTAAAGATACTAAAAAAATTGTATAATGGATAAGTACACTCTTCACCATCAGCATTTGTAATAGTTATGTATGATTTTTTATCCTTTAGAGGAACCTCTTCTAGATTTTCATCTTCTACACTATACATTATTTTAAGTATAATTCCTCTAACATATGAAAGAGTAGAATCAAGATCCTCAGAAGGCGATGCAATAGATATATTATTATCAAACAGGGTTAAAGATTGCCATTGAGCACCTTCTGCTGATTTAGGAATCTCCAGTTGCATGCACTGTTTACCATCTACTGGGTAAGCAAAATCATCTAAACATATTTTACCTGTGGTCTTATCACCGTCCTCTATTACAAAACAATTGTTTTTTAGCGTAAGAAGAGGTTTAGTAGCTACGGTTGAGCATACACATACACCATTTACGCATTCTCCTTTGCAATTACCCATTTATACATCTTTATTTTTTTCCCCAATTTTTTTGAGGTCTAAGGCCTTTAGATATTCTTCTATCTTCTTCCTTTATATTTATATATCTACTTGGATCTGAGATATTGCTAGAATCGTGTATACCTTTATAATATTCTAATTCGTCTTGTGATAGTTCTTCAGTTTCACCCGATTCAGCCTGTTCAATGGATTCTTCTAAATGTTCTTTATTAGCTTCTGATCTTAGGAGATATTCTGTTTCGTCTTCAGTGTCATCTTCTTTTTCTTGATGCTCGTTTGATTCATTATATTCCTCCTCTGCTTTTGCTGCTTCTACTATATCTTCCATCATTTTATTTCTGGCTTCAAAGTACTGTTGAGTTTTTTTTTCTTCGGAATCATGAAGATTCTCGTTGAACTTAATATAGAAATGCAATGAAGTTAATGACATAATAGGTAGAGTTCCTCCTTGTATAATTGCTAAGAATCTTCTATGATCCATTTGATCCCAATCTTCAAAGAAAGGTGAAAGTAATTCAGTCCATGCTAAAAATCCAGAATCTGTTAAAGATATTTCTTGATATTCATAAAAAACGTTACCAATTAATTGTATTAAAGTAACCAGTATAAAAAGAAACCAGATACTGCTTTTATTCATTTTTATTGAGGCGGCTGATACTGATGCAAGTGCAAATATTTCAACAGCTATAGAAAGATATATTGCCCAAGAGATTGGGTTTCCTATATCATACCAACTAACTACATGGCTAATTGACATAATAACAACTAGTAAAATAGGAAATAGAAAGGAATTTCTAATTACAGTTTCCCTGTTGTTCTTTATCCATTTAATCATTCTGCTCTATCTTATTTTTAATTTGAGATAAGCTTGTTTTTCCTTTATCTAAATCGTCTTCGTAAATAAGATATTCTAACATTACGTTTTCCATAATGTCTCTTACCTCTTTTTTATTAGCAACTTCCTTTTTTAAATTTGATATTTCTGAAGATAGAGAATCTACCGTTTGGGTTAATTCAATATGGGTTTTATCTATTTTCTTATCGATTTTAGCTATCTTCTTAGAAGTACAGCCTTTTCCTAAATAAAGTAACATAAATAAGATAGCTAGTATTTGCCATGACCATTTAGTTACTATTTCTTTAATTTTCATATCAATAATCTTTTTTGTTATTTATTAGAAAAACTGTACTATATATTCATAGATAGAGTTATATGGTAAAAAAGACAGTAACATAATCCATATAGATACTTGAAATAATAATCTTAATATTTGATATAATTTAGCGTTATTCCATTTAAAAGATATTTCTACCATATATCCATAAAAGTCATTGTCTTTAACTCTAATAGCGGTGGTTTTTATTAACTCTATAGTTCCCGATGATATAAAAATATCATTATATTTAGATATTTCTCTACTAATAAAGCTTAATTCTAGTTTATCTAGCTCCGCTTTTTCATTTTCATCTAAGTCATGTTCTGGTTTATTCATTAGAGACAGTGTTTCAGCTTTAAGATTAACTGCCTTTACGTATGAAAACCAAGAGTACTTAACTATTTTATTGTTTTTCAACTCTTGCTTTATGTTTGACATGGTTCTAACGTAAAAAAAGAACATGTAAAGTTCTTTTATTACATAAACTATTCTACGAATAATGTTTAACGGGCTTAGACTTATTATTAGATTTTTCATTTTTTAAGATTTTACTTTGAAATTTGGTAATGAATCTGATAGCTTTCTATTTACTTCTGGATCTTCTTGTATTACAGACTTTCTTATTTCAAACCTGGCTTTTCTTAGTTTAGTTTTAACTGTATTTTCAGGTATTCCATATTTAAGAGCTATTTCTTTTACTTTGGTGTTCTTAACCATTTTGTCAATGGCTATGTTTTTAAGAAGTTCATCTTTAAGATTGTATATCTGTGAGATAGTTTTATTGAAGATATCAGTTACTTCATTATGATTATTCTGTTTATCCTCTGCACTTAACTGATCATTGTACTTGCTATCTTCGTAGAGAGTAGATATTTCAATATATTTTGGAATGTCTTTATGTTTTCTATCTAAATAGTATAAGGTTTCATTCCTGGCTATTGTAAAAGCCCATGTTGTAAATCTACCATTTTCTGGATTATACTTATCGATATTATTAAACACTTTGACTAGAGTAAAATGTAATGCCTCTTCAGTGTCTAGATTGTTTTTGCAAAATTTCCAAATATGATATTTTAATTTTGGATATATTAATTCTGCTAATTCGTCATATTCTCTTTGAGTATTTTCTTTGTTATGTACTAGTATTGATAATTGCTGTATTCTGTTGTTAATCTTTTTGTTTAGTTCGTCAAATCCTTGCATCTTCAGTATGGGTTATTTTTTTTGTTATTTATGGGCTTAAAATTATAAGTTATCAGTCTAGTCCTTCTAGATATTTTATAATTTTTAGACATCTATGGCATTTTTCATAGGCTTCAATATATGGTTTACTAAAATATTCTTCAGCACTTTTTAAAGCTTTAATCCATTCTTTTCTTTTTAAAGCAATGGTGCTATCTTTATTTTTACTGTTTATCCTCAAGATGTTTACAGTATTTACTGTCTTATCCCAATACTGATCTTCTATTGAATCTAGCACCGCATCAAAGACAACATCTTTGTTTTGTACCAAGAAATCATGCATGGTTTCGCATTTTTCTGGTAAAATTATTTCTTTCATATTGAGTGATTTTGGAATGTTTAAATATATAAAAATATTATACTACTTTTTCACTATGAATTATAAAAATCGCGATTAATTTTGCTAATTTTTTTTAAATGGTTGATATCGAACACACTCTTTCTTTTTGAATCTTTAAATTCTTTAGGATTTAATTGATTATTTAAGTCATTTAAGCGGTCAAAGTCAAATGCTTTTTTATCAGTTTTTACATCTAGTATCTTTTCATACAAGTCTTTTTTATATTCATCTGACGTATTTTCATATACTTCTCCACCTATTTCCCAAAACTGAGGAGAGTCAAAAAGAGGAGAAGTGTTAACACATGTCATTGCTAAATCATCATGTCCACTTTGACATCTATAACTTCCTCCTTTAGATCTTCCAAATGAAGATAATTCAAGATAGGTTTCATAGCAAGTAACAATTACTTTATTAATAGAAACATAGTATCTAAATTTCTCACAGTACTTTAATTTATTCGTCGGGCCCAGGCGGACACCCGCTTTTATATTTTTAGATAGCTCAGTATGTTTTGTGTGAACCATCTGTCCCCACCAGTAATTATCATTAGCTGCAAATCTATTATGTAAAATTTCACCTTTATGATTTAACTCTAATATTATTCTAACCTTTTCAGGGTCAAATATATCATATATTATCTTTTCACAGGCAATAGCAAAGTCGTTGATATTCAATGAGTTAGACTTAAACTTACCTACTTGAACCATTGAGATACAATCAAGTTCGCTTTTGATATTGTTTTTATTTTTTTCAAGATCCTTTATAGGTAAAGCAACAGCTTTAAATATATTCATTACTGAAAAATCCTGATCTACACCATCTGCGGTATCTATAGAAACAACAAAGTAGGATGGATCATTTTTAAAATCACTTAGTGTGTAATTCTTGTACTTTTTATGAAAGCTTAAAAAGTCATTTATATAGAAGTCTTCTTCATCTAAATCTAAAGAAACATTTTCATATATAGATTGATATGTTTCCAGCTTTTGAAGATCATTAGAAGACAGCAAAAGTTGATCACTTGAGAAGAATTGTAGTCCATATTCTTGATTGAAATCTGTTTCAGATCCCATGTTTGCAATAGTCTTTTTCTTCCATTCTTCATCTCTTCCAGGTACTTGCCACCAGTCTACTCTCATTGGGCAGTATTCATTATCTCCATCTATTGCGCCAGCCCAAATATCCCAAAATTTATTTCTTCCATTTGGGGTAGAAGTAATCACTACTTTTGCATATGGATCTTCAGTAATTGTAGGTAAAATAGCTCTATAAAACTTGTCTAAATTTGACTCTGATATGTGTGCAAACTCGTCTATATAAAGGAAGTTCACGGTCATACCAATACCGGACTTTTTGGTAGTAGTTCTAAGTACTAATCTACAGTCATTATCTAACCTTATGGATGACTCATTTATTTTAACAATTCCAGGTTTCATGAAGAACGGTAAGTTATCTAAAACTATTCTTAATTTCTCCATTATTTCCTTAGTGGTTGTCATGTTATCAGCAACCATTAATACGTTCTTTTCTTTATTGAAAAGTAGGAACCAAACTATATAAATTGCAGTAGTAACTGTTTTACCAATTTGCCTACTTGCCATTAATATATTAAACTTATTGTTATGAGTATTTTTTACTATCTGCTCTTGAAAATCTCTTAAACCTCCAGCGTCTTCAACACACATATCCCCTTTAGGTGTTCTAATAAACGCGAATTTTTGAGCAAAATACATTGGATCAGACTTACATTTTTGTAATTCTTCCCATTCTTCTTTAGTGTATTCAAAAGGTAAATTTGCTCTTTTTAAAAGAATATCATTTTCTTTAAAAGGAGTGTTTTGCATTCCCCTAATATCTAATCCTTCTTGTGAAACTCTGTGTATTATAGTATTTACTTTTTCAGAATTCCATACATGATTATTTCCATCTTCTGAATTTAAGCTAGATAATTTCAAAGAAGTAAAGCCTCCTCCTCTAGATAATGGGTTTTGCATAGGCGATTATATTATTTCAGTAACATCTATAAAATCAGAGTCAGAATCATTGTCGTCCTCTATTTCTATATTGTTTTCTTTCATTAATTCTGTTTTGTTAGAAGGGTTAACTAAATCGTCATCCACTTCATAAGTTTCAGTTGATTCAGGTAAACTTTCTACCATATTTTTGGTTCCAACAGAGATAAAAAATTCACCTTCATTATTGTTATTATTTAAAGTATTATTAGGATTTTTAGGATCTTCATTGTTGATTTTCTTATATGTTTCTTCTAAGAAA